GATAAGACATCACTAGAAATTGATCCATAGCACTTATTACACATATCTAAGAATTGCCCAGTTTGTACGCTTTTGCGTGTCGCTTCGTAATCGGACAACGCTTTATTGCAACAATAGCATCTCATTTAATACCTTTCCGGCTTGTTTTACGCCCTGTTTTAGACTACTTTGAATACTACTTGATACCTTACCCTTAACTACTTATTGAAATGCTCTCTAAAGTCCATTAAAGCCTCTGCATCATCTTGGTGCATAGCGTTCATTTCTGCTTTAGTGAATACGCATTTATAAATACGTTTCCATTCTAGCAAAAAATCAGCGTATCTCCTTGCCTCTTCGTAATCCTCGAATGGAAAACCGTTGACATAGTAATTATGTTCATATTTCATAATGTGAAATCCTTATAAGTTAGCAAAATAAGACTCTTCGCCTAAGTGTCTAGCGATATCATCCCAGTATTCCGTTATTTGTGCTCGTTGCTCTTCGCTTGCGTCTTCCCATCGTTCCAGCTCCTCCGTTAATCCTAACTGGCTAACGGCTTCGAGAAAATTAGATTCCTCCGATGGGTCAAGATCTCCGCCTTTTCGCATCTCAAACTTTACATAGTCTTCTATATATTCATCCATGTCTTCATAGTCATCTTCAGGTGGCTCATAGTATCTATCGTGCATATTCATCATAGTAAATCCTCCAAAGTGTTATAGCCCAACAGTTTAAAATTATACGCTAGTTTATTTAATGCTCTCTTTTCAATTTCCCATACCGCTTGATGGCTGATACCTAACATCGTTCCAATCTGTTCATAGGTGTAAGTGTCAACCCGTCGGCAAGCCTTACAAGTGTAATAAGGGTCACATTTGCAGGCTTTAGTTTTCGTCATAACAAGCCTCATTAATCAATTCAAACTCTACAGGATAAGACGGCAAGCGAACAAACTGCATACTGTCCCAAATAGTCTGATTATCTTTTACTGGATAAGCCACTACGTTGTAGTTAATCCCGTCGTCGGTGTCTATATTAATTGTCCATTGCGTAAGATTATAAGACCATTGCCCTTGTGGGTAATATTCTTTATTTTGATCCTCTACGTCGTAAAAACAATCTCTATAAATTTCACCCTTATATCGATTTTTAAGTATCTCAACGGCTTTAATTAAATGTTTAATTGTGCTCATGGTTTACCCTTTTATAATACTTTTTAATCAATCTATTAGCCTCTATAATTTCTGAGTGCATAACGTCTATGCCATCCCATCTATCGTCATCAATATAAGTCTCTATTGATTCTGTTAGACGTGCTAAAAGGTCTACTGTATAGGCTAGGTCTAACCAGTCTTTAGTTTTATTCATTTGCATTTCTCCATTGTAATTTTATAAAGTGCGACACCGCTATTTTTAGCTAAATAGATAACCCCGTTTTCTGAATCCTCCCAAGTCTCAGGGAATTCATCTACAAAATTTGTGCCAATACTGAAACCGTTTTCCATGAGATAGTCATAGACATCTTGCATTAAGAATTGAATTTTATCCACGATTAAGCCTCCGCCTTGTGAGCTTCTGCGATCTCATGCCAGTTAACTTCATCAATAAAAGCCATGGCATAATCAAAAGTTAAACCAGCCGTTCCGTCCATTTCAAGAATCTCAATAGCCCTGAATTTAAAATCGTCTGCCTCCATTCCGTCATACTCTCCATCATATCCACCATCAAACATTTCGAGATTAACTCTCCATGTAGCATAGTTTGTCCAACCGTTATAAGTTTTATCAGTCATATTAAGCCCCTAATTTAAAAGTTAATTCGTTTCCGTTGAACTGTAAAGTCTGTCCGTTTACATCTACGAACCATTGACCTTTTTTCTGATAGACACCATATGAGCCATTGGCATAATGATGGCTAAATTGATTCATGCGAACCTTAGTAGTACGACTGAACCAACCACCAGTCTGTAAGGTGACGACATTACCGGCGATTCGTGCGACTGGTGTGCCTCGATAGTAACCAACTAAAGCCCCGTCTCTGTCTGTTGTTGTGGTTGTCTCTACACCTTGGAATTTGTATAAGTTTGTCATCTTGTAAGTCCTTTAAGTTAAATTTAGATTGTTACGACTAAGACAGTCTCTCGACTGTTTCGGCTCATAAAGCCTCTTCAGTTAGTCTATACAGTTTAAAAGCCTCCAGTTTTATAAACATAAATAATTAATGGTACTGTAAAGCATAGCAAACCTAATAAACAACCTTGTAAAAACTTAATCATTTTCCGCTCCATTTCTTTACAAAATTTGTAAGCTTATTATATTCACCTTTGGGTAAGACAAAACTAATATATTCGTTTTCTCCTTCGTCTTCTAAATCTAGCTCATGTTGAGCCCTGAAGACTAAGTGATCAATTGTCCCGTCTAAATCGTCATCATTAACAGTCAATAATTTATCGAACTCTTTTAGGGCTTTTTCGTATGTCATAACGTCTTCCTCTTGGTGCGGTAATGAGTAATGCTCTATTTTTCTTTCCAGTCCTTTAGCCATGGTTCTGCTCCTATTAAATTTTATAGTTACAAAATACGCTATTGAGTCCAATAGATTTTTTTGTATGTGTATTTGTAATCCGTCCTCTGCTACCGATCTCAAAGAAAAACCACATATATGTATTGCTAGATCCTACAAATACTAATGGTCCTCTAATCGTGATCTCTACAATTCCTTTGGGTGCTTGCTCTTGAATACGCTCTGCCACTAATTGAGCGATTCTCAATTGCTTCTCTGTTGGTTCTGTTCTCATGTAATCTTTCATCTGCTTATTCCTTATTGATAATGATTCTCATTTAGTTACTTGTGTTGCGTGTTGCGATGACTAATAGTCTCATGCCGTTTTAATCCCGTCAACACTTTTACGGATATTTCAGGCAATTGTTGTAAATAAATCTATATCTTTTAGTTATATAAAATCTGTTATTTATACTTAGGGTTTACCCTTACAAAATCGAGATCTTTTAACGGGAATACTAAGCCGTCACTAATCATCTAAACAGCTCAGAGAGCCTATAAACAAGCTTAGAATTGATTGTCATTTTACTGGGTAGTTTCTTTGAAGTTATCTTGTGAGTATTCACTAACGTGATGCCCTGTATGTCTATACAGTACTGTTCAGGTATCCAGTATAGGGTGCATTATCGCCTCATACGCTCCCCTAATGATCCTGCAAAGTAAGTACTCACCAACTTAGACCCTTAGAGTAGCTCACGAGCTGAGCCTTCGGAGTAAGTACTCACTAACTTAACTCTTTAGGACTCCGAAGTGACTACTCACTAACTTGGTAGGGGGCTAGGGGTGGACTTCAGAGAATTCTTTAACGGAACCCACAGAGATTCCTAAAAAGAAAAAACAAGCAATAGCTCTAAAGTAACTAAAAAGCAAGAAAAGTGACCTCTAACGTGACAAAGAAGATATCCTTTAAAATCAATGGTCTAGTAACGACTATGTCCCTATTAAAGTTGTACGTATAAGTTAAGTAAAAGTGATGTACGGAGATGCCCACCCGAAGGGCTGACTAAGATGTCCTAGGTGTGCTCCCCGAAGGGGCTAAGACAACACTAGAGACTGTAAATAAATCTTACAAAGGTATTGACAAAGAGACAAAGAAGTGTTATAATAGTATCTAAGGAGAATCTTGTCAGTTAAAACACTAAGGATGTTTTACTTAGACGAAAAACACTAAGGGTGTTTTATCTTATATTGTTATAACTAACTAAGTTAAAACAACTTAAGTAAAACAACTAATAAAGAAATACTCCTATAAGTTAACTTTAAAGTATAGTAGGGCTGTCTAAAAAAGACAATAACCTGAGAGAACAAATTGACAGAACTTGTCGTAAAAAAGAAAGCTAAGATGGGTCGTCCTCGTAAAGAGGATTTGAAGAAAGCTAAACTACCAATGGGTCGTCCTAAAAACGATACAGGGCGGTTAGCAGAATTTAAGCAAAGACTCTTAGGTACTTCAGGTAGTGCTGTCATCGAGAAGATTATCCAGATAGGTCAAAATGATGACCATCCCGGACAGATGGCTGCACTGAAGATGGCGATGGATAGAATCCTACCATTGTCCATGTTTGAGAAAGACGCTAAGGGTCAACGCAATGCCATTCAGATTAACATCACTGGTATTGGTGAAGCTAAAATAGAAACTGCTTCTGATTATGTTGATGAAGTGGTGGACGTAGATGAAGCTTGATTTTGAGTTGTTGCCTTGGCAGCAGGAGGTCTACAAAGACCAAAGCCGATTCAAGGTAATTGTTGCTGGTCGTCGCTGCGGTAAATCGAGACTATCTGCGATCAGCTTGATTGTTGAAGGTTTGAAGTGTCCTAAAGGTTCTGCGGTAATGTACGTAGCCCCGACGCAAGGACAAGCAAGACAGATTATTTGGGATGTCCTCATGGACTTAGGAAGAGATGTTATTGCTTCCAGTCACGTTAACAACATGGACATCACTTTAGTTAATGGTGCAAAGATTTATGTCAGAGGATCTGACCGTCCTGATACCCTTCGTGGAGTCAGTTTAACGTATCTGGTGCTAGACGAAGTTGCTGACATTAAGAGTGAAACTTGGGAGAAGGTCTTACGTGCTTCTCTCTCTGATAAAAAAGGGTCTGCCTTATTTATAGGCACACCAAAGGGACGTAACTGGTTTTACGATATGTACAATACTGGTCTTGAAGGTGAAGACGCAGATTGGAAGTCTTGGCACTTCACCACCAAGGATAATCCTCTGATTGATCCTGATGAGATTGAAGGTGCAAGAAAGAGTTTAAGTTCTTTTGCATTTAAGCAAGAGTACGAAGCTAGTTTTGATAATGCTGGTACAGACGTATTTAAAGACGCTTGGCTCAAATATGGAGAAGAACCTAGTTATGGATCATATTACATCGCTATTGACTTGGCTGGCTTTGAAAACATCAACAATTCAGCAGAGCGTAAGAAACGTTTGGACAAAACTGCAATCGCTGTGGTTAAAGTTGATGACGAAGGTGAATGGTTTGTTAAAAAGATAGAAACTGGTAGATGGGATATTCAAGACACTGCCAGACGCATCCTAAAGAACATAGCAGAGTTTAAACCATTAGCAGTAGGAATAGAACGAGGAAGTCTTAAGAACGCTGTGTTGCCCTATTTAAGCGATCTGATGAGGTCTAATAATGTGTACTGTCATATACAAGATTTGACGCACGGCAACAAGAAAAAGACTGAACGTGTGATATGGGCATTACAAGGTCGTTTTGAACATGGTAAGGTTGTCCTTAACGAAGATGAAGATTGGGATGATTTTAAGGATGAGTTCCTTATGTTCCCAACACCACAAGTGCATGATGATTTGATTGATGCTTTAAGCTACATTGATCAACTAGCGGTTACGTCTTATTTCTCAGACGATAACTCCGATGAATATGAACCTATGGATATAATCAGTGGATACTAATACAAGCTGTCCCTTAGCTACTTACGACATTAAACACAACTTAAAGAAACGTGATTGGGCTTTTAAGAACGTAGGCTACGGTCCTGCAAATCCGCAAGAGCCTAACAAAGTATTCTGGGCTGAAAGAGCTAAAGAGTGGAATACCACCCCAGATCAAGCCAAAACAATGCGTTGTGGTAACTGTTCTGCATTTATCCAAACTTCTGAGATGATGGACTGTATCCGTACAGGCATTGATGAAACAGAAGAAAGTTATGCTGATGACCTAATTGAGAGTGCTGGTTTAGGCTATTGTGAACTATTTGATTTCAAATGTGCTGCTTCTCGTACCTGCAGTGCTTGGCTTGTTGGTGGTCCAATAGACGACAGCAAAGTAGAAGAAATGGAATACACAGAAAAAGAAACTGACCCTAGTTATAAAGACCCCTTCAAATCAACAGTGGAAGACTAATACATGAGTGATCCGTTAATCGAAGACAACATCGATAAGAATGAATTTGTAAACGAGACAGATGCTGACAAAGAATTAGTTAGTTTTGTTCTTGACCACTGTACTGAGTGGAGAGACCATCGTGACGTAAACCATGTAATCTATTGGGAAGAGTACGAGCGTCTATTCCGTGGTATCTGGGATCCAGCAGACAAGACTCGTGAATCAGAGCGTTCACAGTTAATCACTCCTGCAATGGCTCAAGCAGTTGAGTCCAAGCAAGCAGAGATTTCTGAAGCTATCTTTGGTCGTGGTGAGTGGTTTGACATTGAAGATGACATCAACGATCCAGACAAGTCAGACATCCAGTTAGTGCGTCGTCAGATGCATGAAGATTTCCGTCGTAGCAAAATTAAAAAATCTATTGACAATATTATTCTCCTAGGAGAGATGTACGGTACAGGTATCGGTGAGATTGTTATTGAAGAACAAACCATCCTAGCTCCTGCTACTCAGCCTATCCCCGGAGCTAATATTGCAGCTATTGGGACAATGGAGAAGAAGCAGTTTATGGTTGGCTTGAATGCTATCAACCCACGTAACTTCCTCATTGATCCTAATGCTGAAACTGTAGATGACTCTCTAGGTGTTGCTATTGAAGAATACATGTCTTACTACACCATTGTACAAGGCATGGAAAAAGGTATCTATCGTAAGGTAGATGTAGTTCCTAGCTACCGTGATACTAAGCTAGAAAGTGTACAAGAAGATGTTATTTCTCGCTCAGACAAGATTCCTGTAATTCGCTACTATGGTTTGATTCCACGTTCTATGCTTAATGGCTTAGAAGAAGGCGAAGAAGAGACAATGGAACTCTTCCCTGAAGATAGCGTTGCTGACGAATACTCAGACATGGTTGAAGCTGTAGTTGTTATTGCTGATAACCAGTATCTGCTCAAAGCAGAAGAGTCTCCTTACATGATGAAGGATCGTCCTGTAGTTGCTTATCAAGCTGACTCTATGCCGGGTCGTTTCTGGGGTCGTGGGACCATTGAGAAGGGCTACAATATGCAAAAAGCCCTTGACGCACAGATTCGTAGTCACCTAGACTCTTTAGCCCTAACCACAGCTCCTATGATGGCTATGGACGCTACCCGTCTACCCCGTGGTGCTAAGTATGAAGTACGTCCCGGTAAGAACTTCCTTGTTAATGGCAATCCTGCTGAGATTATGATGCCATTCAAGTTTGGTTCTACTGATAATGGAAATATGACTACTGCTCAAACATTCCAACAGATGCTTTTAGCTGCTACAGGTACTCTGGATAGCTCGTCTATGCCTAATTCTGTAGCTGGTGGCGAAGCTTCCGGTGCTGGTTTGTCAATGGCAATGTCAGGTTTGATGAAGAAAAACAAACGTGCTCTCATTAATTTCCAAGAAGACTTCCTGATTCCGTTCATCGAACGTGCTGCATGGAGATTTATGCAGTTTGATCCTGAGCGTTATCCAGTTAAAGACTTCAAATTCATGCCTATTTCAACAATGGGTATGGTCGCTAGAGAGTACGAACAGCAGCAAATGGTTGGTTTAATGCAGACTCTTGGACCTAATAGCCCAATTACTCCTGTATTACTCCAAGGTATTGTTCAATCTAGCTCACTTTCTAATAGAGAAGACATCATTGCTCAGTTACAGAAGATGTCACAGCCTGATCCACAAGCCCAACAACGTGCAATGCAAGAAGAGCAGCTTAAAAATGGTCTGGTTGAAGCTCAAATCAACTACTATAACTCACAAGCCGGTAAAAATGCTGCAGATACTCAACAGATTCAGGTTGAAACTCAGATTATGCCTAAAGAAGCTGAAGCTAAGATGATTGGCAACATCTCTCGTGGCTCTAAAGATCCATCTGACTTTGATAAACGAGTTAAAGTTGCTGAATTGGCACTTAAAGAGCAAGATATTAAGTCCAACGAGCGTATTAGTGTAATGCAAATGCAACGTACTAAAGTAATATAACAAAATAAGTTATAAAGTACTTGACAATTGGTTGAATTTGTGTTAAAATAGTGTTATTGCAAGAACTATTAACACATTTCTCCACTTGTTAAGGAAAAAGAAATGAACAAAGAATTACAAGACTATTACGAAAATAGATTCTCCATGATGGCGACAAAAGGATGGGTTGACCTCCTTGAAGACCTAGAAATCATGATTGAAGCAACAAATACACTAGCTGGTGTAGATACAGAGCAGCAACTGCATTTTAAAAAAGGTGAAATGTCAATCCTTAACTGGATCAAGAACCTTCGAGATGCTTCTGCAGAAGTCTACGACCAACTACAACAAGACCAAAAAGAATTAGAGTATGCCTAGACGACTATATGAGTTTAGGTGTACCAAAGATCATGTTACTGAGCAGTTCGTTGATGAAACGGTAAAAACTTCTCAGTGTCGTGACTGTGACGAGATGGCAACTCGTATCATCTCCCCCACTGGGATCTATCTAGAACCCTTTAGTGGCAACCACGTCGGTGCTTATGACCGATGGACTAGGGTTAGAGCTGAGAAGCTCAAACAGGAGAAGAGACAAAATGCCGAACATGGCTCATAAGTGGTGATCGTTACCACCGAGTTATTTTAAAAACATCCTACAATCTTTACGACAGGAAAACATATGGCTGAATTAATTGAAGTGCAAGATGATCAAGGCAGTATTACAAGCTTAGACCAATCCATTACTGATGCAACCGGAGATACTTCGGCAACTGCTCCAGAAGGACAAACAACTGAAACTGTAGTTCCTGATAAGTACAAAGGTAAATCTTTTGACGAAATCATGAAGATGCACCAAGAAGCTGAAAAGCTCATTGGACGACAGGCTCAGGAAGTTGGTGAAGTTCGTAAACTAGCTGATGAGTTAATCAAGCAACAACTCAA